TATGGCGTTTCCATATGATGAAATGGTTAGAGAATGGAATGGTTATTTAGTTCATTACTCAGAGTATGAATCAAAGCAACCACAACTTGAACCTAAACCGGTTGGAAGTGATCCAATAGCTTTATATAATCCAAGACCACAACCCACTTCAGTTGCAAGTTTAATTTTATTAGATCCTAATCCATTTACTTCTATAATTTATAGTGGAACAACTTATGTAAATGTTTATTCTTATGATCATCAAAGAGCTGCAGGATCAATCGTTAGGTTTAGAGGAAGTCCTCAAGTAACTTCTGCAGGAACAGGTGGAGCAGATGCTAGAAATTTACAAGCGTTTGCTAACATTCCAACTTTTGATAATGTAAGTGATTTAAATAATGCAAATGGTTTTACAATTGCATTAGGACAAATAGATTCTTCAGGAAATGTTACAGGAGATACAACAACTGATTCATTAACTAATCCAATAAATTATTTTTATATAACTAGCACTAGTAATGCAACAACAGGTAATGTAAAAGGTGGTTTTAATAACTGTTCAGCAGGACCAGTAACACTTGAGGTAGTAAACGGATAATGGCATATACTTTAGCAAACTTACAAACAGATATTAGAAATTATACTGAAGTAGATAATGGTTCCACAACTCCAAAAGTTTTAACTGATTCAGTTTTAAATACAGTTATTAAAAATGCTGAAAATAGAATTTATAGAGAAATTGATACAGATCAAAATGTATTTTATGCAACTTCAAATGCTATTGTTGGAAATAGATATGTAACTATTCCATCAGATTTAAGAGCAATAAGATATGTTCAGTTTAAAGATACAGCTGGAAATCAATTTTATTTAGAGCAAAGAGACACTAGTTTTATGGCTGAATACTATTCTACACCAGATTCACAAGCCGTAGATATACCTAAATACTACGCTAATTGGGATGAAACTTACTGGGTAGTAGCACCTACTCCAGATAAAACCTACGGAATTACAATATCATATGATAAAGAACCAGATACTATAACTGATACAACATCAAGTCCCGCTCCAGCAACATCTGGAACATATTTATCAAATAAATATCAGGATTTACTTTTGTACGGATGTCTGGTAAATACATATGCATACTTGAAAGGCCCGCAGGATATGTTACAATACTACCAACAGGCTTATTCACAAGCTTTAGAATCGTACGCTATCGAACAAATCGGTATCAGACGCAGAGACGAATATCAAGATGGTGAAGTTCGCGCTCAACTAAACGTAAAACCACCATCAAGTAATTAAGGAGATAAAAAAATATGGCAAATATAATACCTTTTAGTTTTAGAGGTGCACTCTTTTCTGGACAACACGATTTTCAGAATTCAGGAGGAAACACTTTTAAACTGTCTCTGTATGTTGGAAGTGGATCTTTTCCATACACAACAGCAAGTACTGTATATTCAGCTACTGACGAAGTAAGTTCAGGTGGAAGTTCTAACTATGCGGTTAAAACTTTAACTAACAACGGAGTTGCTTCAGCTACGGCAGTTGCTTCAGTTGACTTTGCAAACGTAACTTGGTCAAGTGCAACTTTTACTGCAGCTTATGCAGCAATATACAATTCTGATACAGTTGATAGTACAGCAAATAGACTAGTAGTGGTTTTAGATTTTGGTGGAAGTAAGACAGCAACGAATGGTGATTTCACTATTACGTTCCCTGATCCGGCTACACCTGCTAATGCAATTATTAGTATGAGTTAAGGAAAAAATTTATGGCGTTGGTAATAAATGACAGAGTAAAAGAAACTAGTACTACTACAGGTACAGGCACGTTAGATCTTGCCGGTGTTGTAACTGGTTTTGTAACTTTTGTTGCCGGGATTGGTAATAGTAATACAACTTATTATGCAATTCACGAACAAGGCACAGCAAATTTTGAAATAGGTATTGGAACAGTAACTGATGCAACACCTGACACTCTTGCAAGAACTACAGTTTTAAATAATTCTTTAGGAACTACAGCTAAAATTAATTTTTCAGGCACTTTAGATGTATTTTGTACAATGCCTGCAAGTAAAACGGTTTACCTAGATTCAACAGGTACACCAGTAGGAGCAGCGTCAGCTGGCTTTGCATTAGCAATGGCGGTTGCATTATAAATAGGAAAAAAATATGGCACAAGATTTTAGAAACGTACTAGTTAGAACAATTGGAACAGGTGATACTACTTTATTAGCAGCTGGAGATTATGATGCAGTAATTGGTATTAGATGTTGTAATATTTTAACATCAACAATTGCAATTGATGTTAAAATTGCTAAAGGTGGAGCTGATTACTTCCTTGCAAAAGGGGTAAACATACCACCAAATTCTGCTATTGAATTAATTCAAGGTGGAGCAAAAATTGTTTTAGCTAATGGTGATACGTTAGAAGCAGTCTCTGATACAGCTAGTAGTTTAGACGTGGTTCTTTCGTACATCGATACAATTAGTTCGTAGGAGGAATTATGACGGCAATAGTAAATGGAATCCAATACATCGGAGGGCAAGCAGCCCCCAACGAATTTATACCTAATCAATCGTCCACGATTGACGGAACACAAACAATTGAAAACGCAGTTTTAGCTGGACCTATTACTATTCCTGCAACTGTAACAGTAACGGGAACGTTGGTAATTGTCTAATGAGTGAAGTAAAAGTAAATAAAATTAGCCCAAGATCCGGCACAGCATTAACTGTTGGCGATGGTGGAGATACAGTTACAGTTACAGGGAATGATATTAGATCAGATGCTTACAAAGCTTCTGACGGTGGTAATCTTGTAAGTCAAAGTGGTACTACAATTACATTGGGAGCTTCTGGCGATACTATAAATGTTGCATCAGGCGCAACTTTAGTAGGTGGTGGTATTGAATGGCAATCAAGTATTGTTACCGCTTCAACTTTAACAGCAGTAGCAGGTAGAGGTTATTGGATAGATACATCTTCAAATACTTGTACAATTACACTTCCAGGATCTGCTTCAGCAGGCGATCAATTAATATTTGTTGACTACGCGAGAAATTGGGGAACTAATAAAATTATAATAGATAGCAATGGTTTAAATTATCAAGGTAATCCTGATACTTACACAGTAGAATATAATACATCAGGTGAAACACTCAATATTGTTTATTCTGGATCAACTAATGGTTGGATACCTTTAGATGATGATGCTGTAGCAGATCCAGGAGCTCCACCTATTCCAGATCCAACTCAAAAAGCAGTTTTTGCTTTTGGTACTACTGGCGGCTCTAGTAGAATTAACACTTCAAATTTAGTTAGTAGTTCTGGTGTAGTAGCAAGTAATACTACTGGAGTTGGAACTGCCAGAAACGCTATACGAGCAGCTTCATATAGTACGAACAAAGCAATTTTTGCTTTTGGTACTACTGCTTCTGCTGATACCGGTGTTTCAAATTTAGTGAGTAGTTCTGGTGTTGTAGCAACTGACACAAGTGCTGTTGGTACTGCTAGAAATAATCCCGGAGCAGCCGAATATGGTAATACTTTAGCTATTTTTGCTTTTGGTGGTGGTCCATTAATGAATACTAAAAATTTAGTATCAAGTGCTGGAGTAATTGCATCAGATGCTACTGGTGTAGGAACTGCTAGATCTTCTCCAGCTGGAACTAATTATGGTGGAGACAAAGCAATCTTTGTTTTTGGTTATCTAGGTAGTGATGTTATTGCTGATCTTTCTAATTTAGTATCAAATACTGGAGTAGTTGCGAGTGATACTACTGGTGTTGGAACTCAAAGAACTAGTTTATCAGGTAATGGATACGGCGGAGATAAAGCAATTATTGCTTTTGGTAATTCTAATACAGCAAGTACAACTCCAACTAATTTATCTAATTTAATATCAAATACTGGAGTAGTTGCGAGCGATACAGCTGGTGTTGGAGAATCTAGATATCAATTATCATCAACTGGATATTCGCAAACTGCATAAAATGAATAATATGGAAAAATAAAATGGCATCAAAATTTAATAGTGAATTTAATTATAGATATCAAGTAATAGGAGATACACCTTGGGAAAAGATAAAAACTTTACAAGGATTTTTAGAAGGTAGAATAAGAGCAGCAGTTTTAGAAGAAGTTGGAGATTTAAAAAATCAAGCTAAAATTGCTAAACTAAAACACTTACAAAATGGTGGTAATGGTTTAGAACACGAAATATTAGAACTTAAAGCTGAAATATTAGAAACCGAAAGTCATAAAGTAACAACCAAAGAAGCCTTTGAACTTAATAAAAAAGAAATTGAAATACTAAAAAAATTATTAAAAGAACTTTATGTTATTGCAGAACCTACAAGAATACCTGGTTACAGTGATGAAGAAATGTGGGAAGCAAATCAAGCAAATGAATTTACTGTAAATATTGGTAGAGAAATACAAGCTGAAATGATTTGTAATGGCAGACCTTCTCCAGCAAAATTAAAAAATGCTATGAGTAATCCCCATACTTGGAACGCATTAAAAGAAATTGGTTTAATACCTAAAGAAACAAAAATATTAGAGGGAAATATAAATCCAAAAGAAAAAATAAAACTTATAGGAGTTGAAGATGAAATTATATAAAATATTAGCAACAGCTGGTGAAGATTATTATGGAACTGAAGAAAATCCAATTGATAGATCATACACTACAATTATTGCACAAAAACCAGATTGTAGTGCTTTTTTATTTTTATGTAAAGATACACAAGAGGCACAAACTGGATTAGAATTATTAAGTACAGTACCAGATGGATTTGATTTTACTTATTGTCAAGAATGGGGTTTAACAATTAATGATGCTATTGTTGATAAAGTAATAATAGATTTAAGAAAAAAAGATTATGGAACTTGGGAATCTCAACTTGAAAAAATTTATGACGATGGTATAGATAGTTGGAAGGCAGATATAACATCAGTCAAAACAAAATTTCCAAAAAAACACAACAATGGGATTTAATAAATGAGTAAAATAGAAGTAGATCAGGTAGATCCGCAATCAGGTACAACCTTAACTTTAGGTACGTCTGGAGATACAGTTAGTATTCCTTCAGGTGTAACTTTAGCTAATGCAGGAACAGCAACAGGTTTTGCTAGTATTGCTTGGCAATCTTCGATTGTAACCGCAGCTACACATACAGCATCAGCCGGTCAAGGTTTATGGCTAGATACATCTTCAAATGCTATTACACTTACATTACCTGCTTCACCTTCTGTAGGTGACCAAATAATTTTTACAGACTACGCTCGAAATTGGGCAACAAACGCAGTCACATTAAATTTAAATAGTTTAAAGTTTCAAGGTGGAACTCTTAGTCCAGTTTATAGTACAAACGGTCAATCAGTAGATATTGTTTATTCAGGAACAACCAAAGGTTGGATTCCTAATTCAGATGATGATGTTGCAGACGTTGGAAATTTTCAAGGCACAACTGAATATTTAGTAGTAGCAGGTGGAGCTGCTGGTGGAAATGGTAATGCTGGCGGTGGAGGTGCTGGTGGTTTATTAACTAATTTTGGTGGAACTGCTATTACTTTAACTCAAGGTCAAACTTACACAGTAACAGTTGGTCAAGGAGGTGCTTCTAAAACTAGTCCAGGTGTAGGAAGTAGTGGAAATAATAGTGTTTTATCTGGTTCTGGAATTACAACAATAACTGCTATTGGTGGAGGTGGAGGTGGAGGTGGAAGTATAAACGCTGCCTCTGGAGGTTCTGGTGGAGGACAATATTATACACCAGCACAAGCAGGTGGTAGTGGAACTGTTGGTCAAGGAAATGATGGAGGTGCTGGCGCAGGTAATGCTGCTCCTGGTTATGGTGGTGGAGGAGGTGGTGGCGCAGGTGCTGCGGGTGCTGCTGGAACTGGTAGTGGTGGTGGTGCCGGAGGTGTTGGTCTTTCAAATTCAATTACAGGTTCAGCAGTATTTTATGCTGGAGGTGGTGGTGGTTATGCAGATAATGGTTCACCTAATGGTGGTGCTGGTGGAAATGGTGGTGGTGGAGAAGGTACTGCTGCTAGTCCTAATGCAACAGCTAACACTGGAGGAGGTGGTGGTGGTGTAAATGGTAATAGTGGTGCAGGTGGAAGTGGTGTAGTTATTTTAAGAGTTTTAACTGGTGATTATTCTGGTACAACAACAGGTAGTCCAACTGTTACAACAAGTGGTGGAAATACAATATTAAAATTTACAGGGAGTGGCAGTTATACTGCATAAAAAATTATGGCATATTTTGCAAAAATAGGAGCAGGTAATATAGTAGAACAAGTAATAGTTGTTAATGATAGTGTGGCTCCAACTGAACAAGCAGGAGTAGAGTTTTTAAGAAATTTATATAATGATGCAAATTCACAATGGTTTCAAACTTATGAAGATGGAAGTTTAAGAAAAAATCACGCTGGAATTGGATTTAAGTATGATCAAACAAGAGATGCTTTTATAGAACCTAGTCCTTATAATAGTTGGATATTTAATGATACTAGTTGTAGATGGGAACCACCAGTGGTAAAACCAACTTCAGGACGTTATTTATGGAACGAAGAAACACAACAATGGGATTTAAATGAGTAGTATTATAAAAGTAAATACAGTTCAGGATACAGACGGTAATAATATTATTAACGAAAACGCTAATACTATTACTATCGGAGCTTCTGGTGATACAATATCAATTCCTGCTGGTGCAACTTTAGCTAATAATGGGACAGCAACAGGATTTGCCTCTATTGATTGGCAATCAACAATAGTTACAGGAGCAACACATACAGCATCTGCTAATCAAGGAATATGGATTGATACTACATCTAATGCTTGTAATTTAACATTGCCTGCTTCTCCTTCTGTTGGAGATCAATTAATTTTTTCAGATTTTAAAAGAACGTGGGGATCTAATGCAGTCACTTTAACTTTAAATGGTTCTAAGTATCAAGGATTTACAAGTCCTGATCCTGTTTATGATACAGAAGGAGAAACAGTTCATATTGTTTATTCTGGTTCTACTCAAGGATGGATTCCAATAAATGATGGTGCTGTTGCTAATGAAACTCCACAAACTTATGATATAACAGCTTTAGTGGTTGCTGGTGGTGGAAGTACACAAAATGGATATGTTCAAGGTGGAGGTGGTGCCGGTGGTTATAGAACAACTACTATAACAACTGCGGCAAGTGTAGTTTACACAGTTGTCGTAGGAGGAGGTGGAGCTGGTGGATCTCCTGGTAGTAATGGTACTAATTCAAGTATAGCTGCTCCAGGATTTGCAACTTATACATCTAGTGGTGGAGGTTATGGTCGTACTGGCACTGGTTTATCAGGGGGATCTGGTGCTGGAACTTTTTCTAATTCAAGCCCAGGTACGGGAGGAACTGGAAATTCTGGAGGATATACCCCAGCTGAAGGAAATAATGGTGGTGATGGACCCGCAGGAGGATCTACAGGATCTGGTGGTGGTGGAGGAGCTGGAGCTGTTGGTGGAACAGGTGCGGCTGGAAGTAATGGAGGGGATGGTACATCTAATTCAATTACAGGTTCAGCTGTTTATTACGCAGGCGGAGGAGCTGGTGGACGTTATAGTGGTTCTAACGGAACTGGAGGCCAAGGTGGTGGTGGAAATGGTTATTCAGGAAGTACAAGCCCCCAAACACTAGGTCAACCAGGTACAGCTAATACTGGAGGTGGAGGCGGTGGGTCTGGTGACTATGGAAATGGTCCTGCTGGAAATACTTCAGGAGGTTCGGGAATAGTTATTTTAAGAATGCTAACCACAAAATATTCAGGAACTACCACAGGAAGTCCAACAGTTACAACAGATGGTAGTCACACAGTTGTTAAATTTACAGGAAACGGGAGTTATACATCATAATGGCACATTTCGCAAAATTAGGATTAAATTCAAAAGTTATTGCAGTTAATGTGGTAAGTGATGACATTGCAGTAACAGAAGAAGCAGGAAAAGAATTTTTATTAGAATTAACAGGGTATCATTTTTGGGTTCAAACTTCATATAATACTTATGGAGGACAACATAAATTAGGAGGAACACCTTTTAGAAAAAATTTTGCAGCTAAAGGTATGACTTATGATGAAGATAGAGATGCTTTTATTCCAAAAAAACTTTATAATTCGTGGACTTTAAATGAAACAACTTGTCTTTGGGAAGCACCAATTCCTAAACCTGAAGATGGCAATCATTACCATTGGAATG